ATTTGGCTATGTTAAATCGCAATCATAAACAATTACCGCAGGAATTAAAAGAAGTGCAAATATTAATTAACCAGATTAAAGACATTGTAAAATGAGACTAACAAAAGATGAAGCTCGAATATTAGCGGAAGCAATGGCAGAGTATAAGTACAAAGTAGTAGAAAATCCGCATTATAAAGAATTAGGAGTGTTTGACAAACTATTTGATTTGCAATACAAATTAGAAATGTTCGGTGATGATAAACGCAGAAATGGTAGAACAAGCCAAGATAATTTTAACGACTTAATTAAAAGATTAGCAAAATGAAAAACAAAATCAGCGACCTCCGCAACCACCTCTTTTCCGTTCTTGAAGAACTGACCGATCCCGACTCCACCTACGACATTGCTAAAGCCAAGGTTGTGGCAGATGTTGCACAAGTTATTATTAACAGTGCAAGTGTGGAGAACCAGTACCTAAAGATAGTGGGAGGTAGTCATGGCAGTGGATTTATAGAGGATAGGAATGAGGTAAAACAAATAGTCGAAAAGAATTAAAAAAGTATTATATTTGTGTATTCTTTTGCACGGAGTGGAGACCATGCAAAGGAAATTGGAACAAATCTTTGTTTCACCTGCCCAGTAGTCTCCACCTGCTGGGCTTTTTTTTTTGCTAAAAATTTATTATGGAAATATTACAGGAACTTGAAAGCCTTATTCCCCCATTATCAAACGAGGAATTTAAGCAGCTGGAACGCAACATTCTTGAAGAAGGAATACGCGAGCCATTAATAACATGGAATGGCATTTTGATTGATGGGCACAACCGATACAGGATTGCACAGGAACATGACATAAATTATGAAACACTTGAAAAGGAGTTTGAAGACCTAAATGCAGTAAAAATATGGATGGTAAACAATCAACTTGGAAGGCGAAATTTACAAGATTTTGTAAGAGGTGAATTGTTTAGTATTATAGAAGAAATATTAAAGCAAAAAGGGAATGATGAAAAGGCTAAGGCTGGAGGTGATAAGAAATCGCTTTTATCAATAATTGATAAAAGCGATATTAAAACAACAGAAGAAAGACATAATACACAAAAAATAGTAGCCGAAAAACTTGGTTGGAGTACTGGAAAGAAAGCAATGTTTGACATTGTAAAAACAAAAGCACCAGAGGAAGTAAAGGAGAAATTAAGAACAGGTGAAGTAAGTATTAATCAGGCATACAAGGAAATTAAGAAGGAGGAAAAGATTATAGAAAGAAAACAGGATATTAAAAAACAATTACAAGATATTGAAAGTGGTAAATTACCAGAATTATGGGGAAAGTATGAAGTTGTTGCAATCGATCCTCCTTGGGCTTATGAGGAAAAAGGAGGTTTAAGTTCAAATGATTTTAATCCACAAACAACAAGAGGTACTACAACTTACCCAACTATGAAAGTAAATCAAATTAAAGAAATTGATTTGCCATTAACAGATAATTCAGTTGTATTCTTATGGACTACCCACGCCTTTTTAAAAGATGCATTTGATATTTTAGAACATTGGAATTTAAAATATAAAGCAACTTTAGTATGGGATAAAGAAAAAATGGGTATGGGTAGGACAATTAGACTACAGTGTGAATTTTGTTTAATTGCATTTAAAGGAAATCCAATATTTAATGGAAGTAGTGAAAGAGATATTATAAGAGAATCAAGAAGAGAGCATTCAAGAAAACCAGATGCTTTTTATCAATATGTAGAAAGGTCAACCATTGGGAGAAAATTAGAATATTTTAGTAGAGAAAAAAGAACAAATTGGGAAATATATGGAAACGAAGTTAACAAATTTTGAAAGTACATTACTGTTCGGAGAAGAAGGTGAAAAGGAAATTGCAATTTCATTAATTAACAATGGTGTTGCTTTAATGCCAATGTATCAATTTACAAAAGAAGCTGCACCTTATTTATTAGATAAAATAAATAAAATTACCGCTCCAGATTTATTTTGTATAAAAAATGGAAAGTGTTTATTTGTTGAAGTTAAAACAAAAAATCAATGGGTAAAATGGTCTGGTGTTTTACAGACTGGTTATAATACTAATCATTTACAGAGTTACATTAATATAAGTAAACTCTATGGAATAAATGTTTATATATGTTTTAACCATAAGGAAATACCACCAATAGGTAAATTTTACATTGAAATACAAGATTATTTTAGGCAATGGGATGGTAAAACTAATGGTAAATTAGTAAGTAAACCATTAACTTTTTACAGGTACGATAGAATGATTGATGAAAATGATTTTTTAGACAATATTGATTATTACTCAAACTTAGCTTATGAATAAGGTAAACAATAAAATAAAGGAAAACTTTACAACTATTCCTAATAGCGTTATAAGGAATAAGGCACTTTCCGACCGCGCCAGATTCCTTTTTTGCTACATGGCATCTATGCCCAATGATTGGCAGTTTTACCAATCTGCAATGGCAAAGGAATTGGGGTACACAAAGGATACCCTTAGAAAGTACATGGAGGAGTTATTGTCAACTGGATACTTAATAAGGGAACAAAGAAGGGAAAAAGGTAAGTTTGATTCCTACGATTATACCATTAATTTTTCACCGTGTATGGAAAATACCGACACGGTAAAAAACGGCAGCGGAAAAATACCGAATCGGGAAAAGTCGACAGTAACAAATAAAGACTTTGAACAAAGAAAGAATAATACAAATAAAGACTTTAACAAAGGTTGTGAATTTGAAAATCCACTCCCAGAAACAAAAATAAAAAATTCTTTTACAAGGCAGTCTATCCTTGATTCTCTGAACACTGACTCTGACCCAAAAGAAAATTTTGCGAAAAAAGAAAAGGTAGCCGACCGCGAACCCTCGGAAACTTACCTCTGCTTTACCGCCTTTGCCTCGACCTATGAACGGCTTGCCGGTGTTACCTATCCTTCTGATAAGAATAATTATATCATGACAGCAAAGGATGGTGCAAACTGTAAAAAGTTAGTAACATGGCTAAAGAAAGTAAGTGCCAGTGAGCAGGCACCAGATGAAATGGTGACAATGTTTACCACGGCTGCATGGCAAATCAGCGACAAATGGCTTAAAGCAAATTTTACTATTAGCAATATCTACTCCCAGGCAAATAACATTTATACTAAATTTATGTATTCCAACCCTGCCGCACAGGAGAAGCGGAGGCAGCAGGAAATTGAGAGGCTTGTAAATGAATATCAGCCATGACAAATAAAGAATATTATAAATCATTGATTGGCAGTAAAGTTATTGATAAGCGTAATAATAGGATTGGTTATATAAATAATATAGCTTTTCTTAGTAAGGATTATAAAATATGCTGGTTTAATTTTAAATATGAGAAAGGATCTTATTTAGTGCATATTGACGAGCTTACAATAATAAACACATATCAATTAACTTTAGACTTATGAAACAAACACCCAAAGAAAAAGCAGAAGAATTAGTACTTAATTATATGCCTTATGTAGATTGGAATGGATTTGATGATAAAAGAGCATTAATAAACGCTAAACAATGTGTTTTTATTGCAGTCAATGAAATTTTAAATTCAAGCCCACTAAACCCAAACTTTGCTGATTGGGATGATTGTGGCGGAGAACATCGATATTGGTACGATGCTCAAAAAACGCAAGCACTTCATTTTTGGCAAAAAGTAAAAGAAGAAATAGAAAAGCTATGAAACAAACACCCAAAGAAAAAGCCAAGGTGCTTTATGAAAACTACTATATCATTATTCAGAATATTGGAGGTGAATTAGGGCAGGAAATCCTTGTTTCCATCCTTGCAGAACAATGCGCATTGTTTTTTGCAAGCCAAATGCAAGCGGAAAAGTGGTTACAAAAAAAATACAAAGCATACGAGTACTGGCAAGAAGTTGAAGTTGAAATAGTAAATATTGGAATGTATGCAATGTAAAAAAGACCGCAATGCCTATATGCGTGAGTACATGAAACGCTACCGCGCCACTATGAACGAATATACTTACAAGAAGATTCGCGAACGAGAGAACAAACGCCTCCGTGCCAAGTACCATGCTATGACCGATGAGGAAAGGCAGAAGTACATTGAATACCAAAGAACCTATCACAAATTAAAACAATTCACTAATGAGTAATTTAACACAGTACCAACCGCGCAACTCCGACGAGCAGGCAATAATCTCTGCCCGATCAAATCGCATTGCCAACATGGAGCAGAAGGATGCGTACAAACAAACATTAAATGTTATCAGCTCCGTGTTTCCAATGTACGGCATTGATGGAGATTTAGCATTCTATGCAAACATAGCCAAGGAGATAGTAAAAACATTTGGGCAGATAGCAGCCAATGAGATTGAAATAGCTTTCCGCCTTTTCTCTGCTGAAAGTCTGGAACTGGATGAAGATGTTAAATTCTATGGCAAGGCAAATATGCACACCATTGGCAAAATACTA